GGGGTGGCTTATTTACGTGTCTATACAGGGGGTCACTCGCAACATAAGTTCAGCCTTGCTGAATTACTCACGGGGCGATTGGGTCAATTATCCACCTATAGGCAGGACTCTGAGGACAATGGACGGGGTTACATTGTTAGTAATTGTCAATGGAGTTCCAGACATTCCAGAGGCAACAGGGGACGGGTATATCAACCAAACGCCGGCTGTGAATGTGAGGTACATGATGAGCCCAGGGACGATGGAGCCACTAATGACTCCACCACTTGAGCCATCTTCATATTCAAAGGTGGTGTTGGCGCTTGATGATACAACTATTGCTGTGTACAATTTCTGTGTGTCGAGGGATCCGGAACTGATATCACCAACTAGGAAGCCGAATGGGTCAGCTGCCGTGTAAGCATGGGCGAAGGTGATGTCCGTGGAAAAGGCGGAAGAATCCGAAGGGGCAATCGTGCCACAGAATTCAAAGTCATACTCCACGAATAACTCTCCAAGAGCGGAGTTTGCGGTGAGTGAAGTATTTGACATTTGTATCATGATGAACTGGGCAAGGGCGGCAAATCTGTCATCTTCTGATTCAGAATCGACATATGCCCACTCGTTGGATGAGTCCCACGTGAACGCTGTGTGTCCTGGTGTGAAACTGTTGGCAATCAATGCATGGTCAATCGACATGACTTTTCGTGCCAGGGCCTCCCCCGCTTCGAGGAAGGTACCTGCAGAGTCAGGGAGGATGGCCATTGCATAACTGCCGCCAGCTAAACTGGACACACTTGGGGCGAAGTGGAATTTGACGGAACGGGGCCGCCAACGAGTGAACATTTTGGCCATAGCAGCCAACCTTGAGCCCTGTACATAGACAGGGTTGATGAGCTGGTTGAACAGGCTGACTTTGCTTGAGGTGCCGATTTGTCTTATGGTGCCAAGGTATTCGGTGCCTTTGAGTCCTGTGATGTTGAGTGAACCGAGTTTCTTGTGGTACTCGTTGTACTCCAAACGGGGGGTTTGGAATTCATGGGAAGAATTTTGAACTATGCCAACAGGCTCAGAATCATTGGTAGCAGAGAGGGTAAATGTTCGATCAGCCCGCTTGCCAGAGTTGAGATGTGATCCCATAGGGACTTTTCTTTCTTCTCTTCGGACGGCGAGCTTGGGTCTGGCAGATCCTTTCCTCTCTTGATCAGGCGCTTCAACTCTTTGAGGAGTGGTGCTAAGTCCTGACCAGAGTTTGTCTGCAAGGGCGTGTGCTTCTGAGGCAACGCGCTCAAGTTGGGAAACTTTTGGAGGAGGGACTTTCTGACGGAGACCAGTGTTCTTATTCTTTTGGGGCTGGGCATTCATTCGATCACGGGATGACGGAACGGGTGGTTAATTGGATTTGAGTCGTTGTGAGGTGTTGGGTTGAGGGACGGTTTCTGTCCGGACTTAGGGCGCCGTAACGCGCCCACCTAGAAATGTGTTTAAACGCAGTCGACCAGCGCGACTCGTTCGAAGATGGGATGTACAACAAACGCTGGAAACGTAACGTTGGCAATCATCATCTCAAGCTCCTTGAGTTCCTCGTGGGAGGAGTTGTATCTCTTGACGAACCATTCACGAAGACGGAATTCGTGATACTCATTGTGGCCATCATATGTGGTGGTACGGATCTGCCACTCTTCAAACTCCGGAGTTGTAACTGGAGCATTGGTCAGAGAGAGACATTTCTGAACGTACACAGACAGTACGGGGGGCAACAACGTGTTGCGCAGTGACTGGCCAATAGACTTGGCGTACAGAAACAGAGATTCATCTGCTGTTTCTGCTGGGTATGCTGTGCTGGGGTTAATCGTTGTCTTCGCGTACTTGAAGATGCGGGCGGGTGAAGGGAACCACCTGTGTGTGTCATCGCTGGGCTGATACACAAAGAAGCCCTTAAGAAAGTCAACTGCACCGAGATTAAGATACTCCTCGTATGCGATCGACTTGGACTTCATTGCATATCCGTAGAATGCGAATGCTTCATCAGTTGGTCTCCCATCAGTCTTCAATATGATGTGGGTAATGATTGTGAGTGTGTTGTAGGTTCCTCCGACAGTAACAGTGAAACTTCCACTGGGGCGCATTGGGGTCTTTGTGATGGTCATGGTGACCTTTTCCTTTTGCATAACGACCCAATCAGCCTCCCATATGCGCTTCTCGCAGTGCTGGGAGTTGATTGAACAGCCCATGCCTCTCATGAAGTTCTCTTGGAAATCCATGGCAGCACGCTGTTGAGTTGAGTCGTAGTTGGAAAAGTCACCAGTGTCAATTTCGACTCTGCCACACCAATCACTTCTGATCACGACACTATCGTCTCCGAGAGCAATGATAGCGCAGCGTCTTGTTCCTTCGGCAACCCACTGCAACAGTTGGGAAAATGCCTTGGAAAGGGCGACTGCCGACGTATCTGCAGCGTAGTACCATTTAAACATCCACTCATGGTGGGAGTCTTGGCGTACGAGCTCTTCGGTGGCGTAAGGTCCTGCACGTATACAACGTGTGTAACCATATCGGGTTCTGATGGGTGGGACAGTGCCATTGGCAAAGGCCTTGGACAATGCTTTCAGTTTCTTTCCTGCTTGTCTTATTTCTGGTCCAATAATGGCACCTGCGACGGGATCCGTGGGGCAAACAACACGAGGCTTGCAATATGTAGCATAACCAACATCTTCACCTGCCATCAAGGGGACGACAGAGACGAGGGCTTCTTGCTTCAATAACAATTGTTGCTTGGTTGGACCCCATAACATGTGACATGACAGGGACTTGACCAGTGGTTGGTAGTACTTCTTGCGTTTGGATTCATTAAGGTCATCGAACCACGTCTTCACGTATTGGGGCATGTTGAACAAAATCTGCTCAACAAGCTGACCATTCACCATTGTGATGTGCACTATATCGCATGGTGAACTGCTTTTCCAGCATTCAGCAACGCGATCAGTGGCTTCTTGGTAATAGTCAATCTTGTCGAGGTTGTGCATTTCATACAAATAGTCAAGAACACAGGGTATGTTCACACCATCCAATGAGTGACCTTGGTAGGCGTAAACTTGTTCGAGGCTAGTCAATGGCTTCTTCACGAGAATACGTGAATTGATCATTCCAATAAGGTTGGAGGGAGAGTTTCCCACCAGCCTGACTGGAATTTGAGTTGCCATGACCATGTACATGAAGGTCGTAGGGGGTGTATCGTACATTTGAATCTCTCCGCTGGTGCTAATATCACACCTCTCTAATTCTTTTCCAGTGTAGCTGGGCTTAGGCTTGAACATTGGGGTCTGTTCAGCTGGTAACCGATTATATCCGCTGATACACTCAGTCCCGCGCACTTGAGCTTGGATGACGATTCTGTCATTCCAAAGTGCGTTGTACTGAGTTTCAACAAACTGCAACCATGCTGTCACTGAGGGTTGTCGGGATAGCAAGCTTGTTAGCATTGCCATGATCCAAGCATACCATCCCGCGCACATGGGGACACCACCATAAACTAGGACCACTACATTATAGTAAGTGTGTACAATTAATGCAGCCCAGAGAGGTAGGACGCGCATGAATGTGTGCAACAAAAACATAACTACCACCGGCCAAAATTGATTAATGGTGGGTAGTGTAATGGTAATCCAGTTTACATTAGGAATGAAGGAGCTCACGAGGGCTGTGGAATTGGACACATCGTCAATCATCAACGGGTCGGGGACTACATTTAGTCCTCCAACCATACAAATAACGAATACATTGGCGCAGTCGATAAGTGTGATGAATAGATGAATGAGTATGCTTTTCCTTCTGAGAACTTCTTCGGTGATGGGTGCGAGGAATACAGTGATAATCGCATTATCGGTGAGGACTCTTATAACACTGGTAAAGTCGGGCAAAAAGAGTTGGAAGTACATGGCCAAAGGGGTCAGGAGGGCCATGGTGAAAAGAGATGCAGTAGTGGCGGCGTTCATTTTCGCCATCATCGGGATGAGAACACCGATGATCATGAAAACAACCAACCAATTCACAAAGGACCAATTAGAGAGAAAATCTCCTCTTGGCTTGAAGTTCATTGATTGGGAGTGTCGGGCGATATCATACTTCGAGGCTATCAGTTCATTCTGATAAGTCTCCTTCTCAATATTGCCAATGAATGCAGTGCTGGTGATTTGAGTTATCATCAGTGCTGCCTTCTCTGGTTCAAATTTTTGAAGGGACCGGAAGTACCCATCGGTGGCACACCCTTCCTTGACACTTCCGGTCAGTGTCTGGTAGGTATAGCCAGCGCGGGTTCTTCCTGCAATTGCTTTCAGGGCTGCGTCGTAAGGGGCTTTTGGGATTTCGATTGTGGACAGTGCCATGAGCTGGCTTGGGATAGGTACACCCAACCAACGGCAAACACGGAATGTCCATAGCACCCAGGGACTGTCAACATTGGGTAGAGACTTGGTGACATGGGTGGGTGCAAGGACTTGTGCTTTTGCTGGTAGGGCTGGTAACTGTCCACGGCAGATGTAGACGATCACGGTGGTAGGGTCGTGTGGGGCTACGAACCAATAGTGGTCATCACTCCTGCCGTTTTGCAGGTTCCATTCACACGGATCATGTGGTGGATAAGGGGGACTCTTATTGTCAGGATACCAATGTATGGTGGGACGACCAATCAAAGGTTTATCCTTCTTCCACACTGCTTCATGACACTCTCCGAAATCGGAATTGAATGTGTGCATTACAGACACTATATGACTGCAACGTACATCATTGATCAAGGAGGGTTCAAAGTGTTGTGCCCCTACTTCGTAGAGGTTCACGAGGAAGAGCCATTCATCGGCGGTGCATTTGGATATGCCTGTCAGGGGGTTGCTCGGGTTGTCATCTCGGACGACTTCGGTAAGAGCTCCCAACATCAGCAAACGCTTACCATCATCCTCAGTGATCAGAGAGACGTGGTATCTTGCTTGAATTGGTGGGAGTGGTCTTCCGTCGTCACCTCGAGTGTTTCGCAATAACCAGTTGTTGAACTTCCTCACGAGCCTAAACTCGCGGGGACTGGAACATGCAAAGAAGAACTGTCGAGCACCCATACCAATGGACTGGGTGAAGGCGGATACAATCGCGCAATGGCGGGATATGGCGGACATGGTGTGGTCATTGTTGCCTGCAATGGTGGGATCGGAATCACAGAAGTTAAGACCGCGTGCTTGGACGTATTTCCTTCCTATGAGATCGGAAGTTGACACTGGCACACGGTATCCTTTGAAGAACGCTTCTG